GTTCTACCTATTTGGCTCCAATCAACTTCAAATAATCCGTTTAAAAAATCAGCAAAATTATAACCAACTTTATATGCTTTTTCTTTTAAACTAGTCCAATTAATACTTTTTAATAATTTATTAATACCTCTAGCAATATCTTCACCAACAAGATGCCATTGACCTTCTTTTAGATGTCTTAATATCTCATCTAAACCTTTAAAAGATTTTATAGTATCATCGATTTTTATTTGATTAGCTTCGATTCCTCCACCATTACTAGGTTCGGTAGGTAAGTTGATTATTTCATCCATTCCTAATAAACCACGTTGTGCTTCTTTGTTTGCTTTTGCATTTGCTTTAGCTTGACTTTGTAGTGCTTTTGCATTAGCACGAGCAACTAAGTCTATTCCAGTCAAAGCACTTACAAATTGTGCAACGTATGATGTTGCTATAGCAAATAATCTAGCAACCAATTCTATAGCAGGGGCAAGTAAAGAACCCAATGTATTCCATGAGTTTGTTAAAGAATCTTGTAAATCACTATCGAAAGACAAATAAGCGTTAACCGATTTCGTTAAAACAGACATAGCTGTCCTAACACCTATCAAACCTAATGCTAATTTTTTCAAATGTTTTAAATTGCCATCTACGTTTTTCTCAACAGTTTTACCAAAACCACTAAACTTTTCTCGTAAAAAATCGAAACCTTTACTACCAATATACTTAGATACACTACCTAAAGATTTCATAACAGAACGTAGTCTACTTATTTTATGTTCTGAATCTTTTGCGTTATTCCCAAGTTTTTTAACATTATCTACAGCTTCTTTTGGTACAACATTAGTTGGTAATCTCTTACCACCTTGTCCATCAACACTATAACCAAATTCTTTTATTTTAGCAGTTAATTCATCAATTTTTCTTTTTTCTTCATTCAAAGATTCCTGTGTTATAACTTGCACCGCATCAGGGTCAAATTTAGCAGTATCTTTAGTAGGGTTATATGTAGCGTGCTTATTATCGCCTCGGCCGTCTTCGTTAAACACCTTTAAGTGTGTCTTATACACACTCTGCATTTTTTGTAGTTCTTTTGACATCTCGCTAACACTTTGTTTTGATGCTTTAAAACTATCATTTACACTTTTGTTAGCAGTCGCTATACTATTTAAACTATTTGCTACCTTAGTAGTTTCATTATCATATTTTTTCCATTCTGCGATTGTTTCCTTTAAATCGTTTGTCATTTTTGACACAACAGACTTTAACGTTAAAACAATAGTATCCATGTTCATAAAATCACCTCAGTCTATTGATTTTCAAAATGTTTTTTTGTTGCCCTCGCCCATCTTTCAAAAAATATTCTAGCTTTCATTCTTTCTTGTTTAATTTGAATATCTTTTTCCTTTTCAGTTTTGTTTTCTCGCATCTCTTCACTCATAGGCTTGGTACGATATTGTAGAGGTTTTGTTCCTTTTTTAGAAAAAGCATGTAATATAGGAGATACATCACAAAGTGCCTCGTATATATACATGCCTTGCTTCCACATAAACACGTCATCATATCGCATTTTCAACTTATAACTGTCACGATAAAATTTCACTAGATAAGCATCTCCATACCAATACTCATCATAACTCATACCGTATGACATATAATAAGGACATTCGTGTTCAAAAAGTTTTGTAAGAGAAGTAGACTCTACAATGTCTCTACTTTTGGAGATAGATCCACTACTTCCCACGTTGCGTTTCCCTCATCACCTTTTGGTTCATCGGTTAGAGAGCTATAACATTCTGTTATCATTTCTACTATTTTTGCTACTAATTTTTCTTTATCTGTACAATGACTATAAATTTCATCAACTAATGACTGTGATATGTTAGTATGGTTTTTATAGAAAGCTCCTCTAAAAGCTAAACCAATCATATTCATTGGTTGGTTTGAAAAATTTTCTAACACAAAACCTTCTCTTTCAATCATTTTTATTGACATTCTATTATATTCTAGAACATAGTCAATGCCGTTATATGTTAAGTTAATCTTTGTATTCAATTTCTACACATCCTTTTCTCAATTTATTTACCCAGAAATAGATTCTGTTGGTTTATTGAATTTTGCTGGCGCATTTGTTGGTGTAATATAATTTGTAATCTCCAAAACAGTATTAACTTCTGTTTCAGGTAGTCCCATTTCACTAGGATTTCCTGTAAAGAAAAATGCCTTAGTTAAACCTGGTACAACTATCGCAAACCAAGTAGCTTTATTTGCCAATTTACCAGCATTATAAGCATCCATTAAAGTTTCCCAATTAGTTATCAATTCTTCCGTTAAGTTAAATGTAAACTCTAACGCACCACCCAAGTCTTTTAAACCATCAATATAAGTCTTATATTCAGTTTCGTCTAAAGTTGTAGTTTCAAGTGTGTCTGGAGCTGGATTCAAACTTGGTGTTGACTTTACCCCTCTAATTCTTGTATAACCACTTGTAGGCCTAGTACCACTCGTAGTTTCTACAGCATACCATAATTGTACTCCTGCTGTTGATAAATCAATTGCCATATTATTACCTCCTATAAATAGTATTTGTATTTAAATCTAAATTACATTCGTAACGCAAATAACCAACTATGACATTGTCATCATTTTGCATTGGATATTTTGCGAAGTTTCCTATTCTTCTCAAACAATAATATCTTTCTCCACCCATATATTCATCTATAATATTACCTATAATATCAACGTTTTCCCAAGCAGTATGTTCCTCTGTCTGCTCACAATCAATTCTTATTTGATAACTCAAATAACTAACTTGCTCTCCACTATCGTTGAAATACCTTTCAACATTTTCATTGTTGAGTTCATCTATTGTGATAATCGGATATGTTATCTCAGGATATTTCTCATATTTATCTTTTACAATTATATCGTTAAATTCAGGGTATTCTTGATTGTTTTCAAACAATTCTTTTATATCATTTTTTAACTGCTCTCTCAAACTTCTCACGTAATTCTACCCCCAATTCCTTTTCAGCTTTTGGTATAATTTCTTTTATTATATGATTTCTAGTATCCCACATTTCTCTACCACTAGGAACACCTTGTGTATAATATAATGTATCACCTTTTTTGTATCTCCAGAATTTACCAGATGTTATACCCATAGCGTGTAAATCATCATAAGTATATGAGTTTTCATCATAATCAGAAACATTTCTTATATATTGCCCACTATTATAATCATTTAGATTATATTTCGATTTAACTGGATGTGGTTTTTTCTGACCTTCATCACCCGTACCAAACTCTTCATATATAACATCTTTACCTTCTGAGATTAATTCGTAACCATCATCTATTTTTTCATATCTAGTATTTATATCTGTGATATTAGGATCTTTAAACCTTTTAGAATAGTTGTTATCTAAATGTTTTAAACCTTCTCTAATAATCTTTTCACTTGTCTTTTGAGCATACTTGTCTAAATTATTTAGTATATCTTCAAAAGCACGTATAACGTCTTTGATATTAGTTTCATCGACTTCTATATTAGTTGTCACTTCTAACACCACTTCTACGTTTTAACATTATTTCCATACTATCAATGTGTATCATAGGTTTCTTATATATTTCATAATCTGCATTTTTACATATTTTATCATGCACTGTAGGTGGTTCTACAAAAATATAAAACCTGTCTCCTTCATGAAATAAATCTCTCTCACTAATCTCTGGTTTCATTCTCAAATACATTGGATAATCCATACCAATCGAGATTAAATCTCCCTCACTATTAGTAGGTAAATAATTTTCATGAATAAGTACAGGTTTTTGGAAAAAATCTTTTCCGTCTTCAATATATTTTTGACATAGATATAGTTTTCTTTTATTTCTTCGTAGGTTTCTTAAATGATGTCCCATAAATTCACCTACCTTATCAATGGTATTATCTTAGCAAGTTCTTCTTTTGGATAATCTCCACCAGAAGTATAATGCCTTGTTATACCATTCTCACTATGTACATTTTCTCCTTCTGCTCCTATTTTAGCAAAAGCACTGATTGATAGGGGGATAATCAAATCTTCATACTTTTTATCGTATGGTTTATCTTCCGTTGCTTCAAATCTTCTACAACGATTTATTTCTCTTATTGCTCGTTTTATTTCATATTTCAAAGTAGGGATATCCTTATCTGTAATATCAAAATCACGAGCTATTAGTAAAGATTTCAATTCACCTACGAAAGTATTTAGTTTATCATCCATACTATCCCTCCTACAAATCGTATTTATTTGATTTTTTAGATGTATCTTCTTTTTTTAGGTTAGCTATCACTTTATCGATTAAAACACCACGTGCCTTAATTTTTTCGTTAGCTTCTATAACATCTTTTCTATCAGGTTTAATACTTAACTCTCCATTAGCAAGTGTCAAATCAACATGTACATACTCACGATTTCTTAACATGTAATACTTTCCATCTATCGTATATAACATCTAATCACCTACTTTCTAGAGTATCCGTCTAATTTACCTTTATCTGTCTTGTCTGTTTTAGTTTCTATCTTTTTTTCTACTTCTTTTTTCTCTAATGGTTTTCTCTCATTTATAATTTCATAACCAAGATGCTCATAGTATTCTCTATAAGCACCTTGTGTTACTAGTTTAATATCGTTTTCTTTTTGTATTTTTATCATTAACCGCTTACTACTTCTGTATCAATTATTACAACTTTGTCTGCTTCTTCGAATGATGGTAAAGCAATCATTGATACTTTTGTATCTACATTAACAGGATCAACCATTTGTGAAGTAGTTACAGCAACACCTTCGTTTACAATTGAAACATCAGCGTTTAAGTTATTTATTAAATCACTTTCTTCAGGAGTAGTTCCTAAATAAGTATTTCCCAAAACACCATCTGGTAATAGTACTACAGTTCCATCTGGTACATATTTATGAACTTGTTTGCTCTCATCAACCCAAACATTATCATAAACAGCGAAACGTACACCAGTTTGAGCTGTGATATAACTCTTAACGTTTTCCTCAGTTAGATTTACCGTACCACCAGCGAACACATAAATTGCGTTTTTCATAGCAGTATTTTGTAGCATACCTTGAATTACTGTTGAGTTACATACAGCACGAGTTATTCTAACACCTTCTGCTTTCATCATAGTAATATAACTATTAATATCACCGATTATATCAGCACTAGGATCACTCCAAGATTTGCTAACAGTTACTTTATGAGAAGCTGGAACATCATAATCATAAGTAAAAGATTGTCCATTACTTGATAGAGTAAGTGTACCAGTAGTTAAAACTTCCATTCTCATTCTTTCTAGTGTTACTTCTGTAGCTCTTATTAAGTTAGTAACTCTATCAAATATTTTTGCTAAAATTCTATCAACTATTTCTGGTTTATTAGCATCAATAAAGTTGTTTAATTGTTGGCGTAATTTTTCATCAACATAAACAGATTCTTTAAAGAATGGCATTTCAGTTTGATATTTATCAACACCTTCCATATCTCTACGAATACTCTTAGCGTCATAGCTTGATAGTCTAATACCAACAGGTTGGTTACTAGCACCTTTTATCCATTCAATTTCAGTTCCCAATTGTTTTTGTAAAGGGAATAATGTTTCTCCTAAATAAGGTTGTTCGTTTTGGTTTAATTCTGTCCAATAATCTTTAACATTTCGAGCAGTTACTAAATCATAAATACTTGGCATGATTAAATCGCACTCCCTTCTGTAAGAACAATTTTATCAAGATTTGCACTACCAATAGCAGTTACCATTGCTGAATCTAATTTCAATTTATCAACACATCCTACTACTAAAATCGTGCCGTTTCCTTTTCCGTTTGCATCAAGTACCTCATCGTGTAATGAAATACCTACAGCTCCACTTGTACCTGCTGTAAATTCAGTAGTCAATCTAGTTGCTAAATTTCCAACTAAAGGCTGTCCAGCTTTAATTGTAGCATTTGCACTACCACTAAGTTTTACAGGTAAAGCGATATAGTAACTATCTTGTCCAACTAATATGAACTTTCTGTTACCATAACTAGTTTTTTTAATACCCATATCCATATTAAATATTCTCCCTTCTATTTAAAATAATCATAAGTTTCTTTTTTACCATTTTTTTGTTGTGCTAATCTTTTTCCTAAATCATCAATACCACTACTACCATTACCATCAGAACTTTGTCCTTTATGTTTTCCAAAATTTCCCATAGCATCTTTTGTAGCATCTTGTTTTCCTTTTTCATAACTTTTTTTAATGATTTCAGATACATAATTAGCTATTTTATTTGTTTTTTCACTATCCTCTGTTGTGATATTTTCAACAAAAGATGTAAAATCATTGTCTGTTGCTTGAATACCTAAAATATCTCTAGAACCTTGTAAAACACTATTAACAACATTTTTATTTCCACTAATCGTGTTGTCTTTTAACGCTTTCTCTAGTTCTTGTATTCTCTTAGCCTGTTCTTGGCTAGCTTTGGCATTTTTCTCGTCATCTGTAAGTTTTGCGTTCAATTCGTTTTCTTTTTCATTTAATTTAGCAGTCAAAGTGCTTACTTGATTATCAAATTTTGATTTATCTACATAATTTCCACTTGACAAATCGGCAAATTTCTTACCTTTAAAAAATGCTCCTATTTCTTCTACTGTCATACCTTCTTTGTATGAATCACCCATTAGGGCTTGTAATTCGTTCATCTCATTTCCTCCTTCTAGTGATTAAACGACTTCTCTGTCGGATAGAATCCTAAATTATTTAAACGACCGATAGGTAGGTCAATTTATAACTCTTGGATAGTATCCGAAGATACTACCCATTTAATCAAGTCTCCGAAGAGCTTGATGGTTGCTTATTTTCATTATTTTGATTGTTAGTTACTTGTTGTTGTTTTTCAAATCGTTCATCTTCTTCTTTTTGTCTTTCTTTTCTAAACTTCTCACCACGTTCTACAACTTCACGTGTTTTATTTGTCAAGCAAGACAATTCTAAAGCATCCATAGTTGACAACTCGTTGGTTGCAACCAATGTAGAAAACGCTTGTGTTTTTGTTTGTAGATTATCTGTTGTATGACGACCTACTGATATATCAATATTTAATACTGACATATCATCTCTAACTAATCCTAATTTCTTTAAAATACTAATACCAACCGATAATTGTTCTTTTTTAGCTTTCTTATAAAACATTTCTTTTAGTCTAGCGACAATTTCAATGTCTGTCCAACCATCTCTATTTAGAACAGCCATTCCAGTGTCTCCACCGCTTGAATTAGCACTTCTGTCAGGAATACCTGTGATAACATTTCTCGCCTCTTCCAAGTATTCTCGTACATTTTGAACACTTGTACTTTCTAATTGTGGAGCTATAAATTTAGCATCCAAACCACCACTCGAACCATCACCTTTAGTAAGTGTCATGACTCTGTTTTTCTTAATCTTTTTTAAATCCTCATCATCATCTTCAAACTCGGCACCTAAAATAACTAACAAACTCTTAATAGTACCCTCAATATCATTTAAACTATCGCTCGTTATTTGATTCTGAGCGTTCATTACTGATATTGCTTGTTCCCAATCTCCTGTTAAGAATATTGAGTTTGGCACCATTGTTATTGGGTTCACACCAATTGGGTTTGTGCTAACTTTTAATGTCTCAGGGTTCATATTTGAAAATTCAAATTTAAATCTGTCCGTATAACAAGTATAATCTTTTTTACCTGTTACTTTATTTACAACATAATTACAACTTAATATTGTTGGGTTACCAACTTCTGTTGATTGTACCACGAATGTGTTACGAGGATCAAGATACGCATGTACTATCGGTACTTCTGGTGTCATATCTTTTGATATGTTTTTATCTGGCAATGTTATCATATAACCAAGACCACATATACTTGCGTATAAACCACTACATGTGTCAACAAAATGACTATCCTCATAATTGTATATATCAGCCAACTTATTGACATCTTCTTGATATTCCATATCTTTAGGAATAAACTCTGTAGGGCTACCGTAAGTATAACCAACTATTTCTCTTGTTATAGGAAAAGCAAAATTAACAACTGTTTTATTATTAATATCACTCGTACCACCAACAGGTCTTGTTAAAATATCTTGGTTTCCTAAAAAATAATCAATCAAATATTCACAATCCAAACTATTTTTATTATGAATACCTAGAGCTTTTTGCATAACTTCGAACAAGTTTTCTTCCGTTATTTCAGGGTAATCTAAAATTATTCTTTGTCTACCATAATGCAAATTCTCCAATTTAAAGCCATTAGGTTTCAGATTACCACCTACTCTCTAACTATAAAATTACCCATTTATATACATATATTATACCACAAATGTAAATTTTTGTCAAAAACACAAAAAAAAA